GATGTCGTTGGCGATGGCGATAGCCTCTTTCGAGAGACTGGCGATGCGCTCGATGCCTGCCTTGCCTGCAATCTCATCGGGAGAAATCTCTGACTCACCACCAATGGCATCGAGGTTGTTTGAAAATCTTAATTTCATTGTCTTTTTGCTTTTAATTTTACGCTTGTAATACTTTTCCCTTGGACTTCATCGGCCAGTCGTCGTAACCGTTGGTGATGACCATCTCGGGGATTGATGAGTAGTCGTAGATGTCGATGCAACTGCCATTGCGACGAGCGAACCGCTCAGCCTCTTTCTTACACCACGACAGGGGCAATCCGCGAGCGTCCTGCTTTTCGTCGAGAATGTCCCACGGTGGCAGTCGGTATTTCTTATTGCCACGGTCGAATGCCTCGATGTCTTCAGCGGTCAGCTGTTCGCACACCTTCACCGCGTGGCGCATCTTCTTCACCCATTCAGGTGGAAACGGGCAGTGCCATTCGCCTCCAGCGTGGTATGGTCGCTTGCTGTAGATCATTACATACCGCTGACGAGATGGGCGAGAAGGCCACCAAGATATACGACGGCCAAAAACGCGATACCGAGAACGGCACCGAAACCAATCTGGCGCAAGATGTACTTCAATTCCTGCGCTTCGCTTACATTCTGTTTCATATCTGATATATTTTTAAATGTGGATAATCTATTGAAACCCGTCAGAACCTCGCGGCGGTGACGGTGGATCAAAAAATAATTAATAATAAAACAGTAAAGAATTCACAAGAGCCGTCAGAACCTCGCGGCGGTGACGGGTGAAAAAATTAAATAACATAAAATAATTTGAAAACCGTCAGAACCTCGCGGCGGTGACGGGTGAATGCTGTAACAAACAAATTGCTTATGAAAACAAATCTTAAAGTCTTTCGTCGCCGTGGCGGGATTTGAACCCGTGTATCACCTATCTCGTTGATTTGAGAATCGGCAACCCCGTTCTACCAACTGAACTACACGGCAATATAAAAGCCCGCACGACAAATCATGCGGGCACGTTCAATTTATCTATTCAATATATTAGTTTCGATTTTAGTCTCACTGCCTAATACCCAGCTCTACAACATCTGGCACACGTGCCAACAGGTCTCCTTTGAAATGGTTTAGGTTCTGCACCTCACTCGCCCCTCCCGGCGGGAGCGTCCACCCGGTCTGATTACATTCTTACGTTGCCGCAAGGTCCTTCATCAGTCGCCTCTCGTCCGGCTATATATTGTTTTAGGAGCGTTGCCTTATTCCAGGGTCGCCATGATGGTCGGTCTTGCCGATTCCCCCTTGCCGTATCTGAGTACCCAGCAGTGCTGGTTTGTATAGTCATTGAATCTTGTGGAAGGTGAGGGACTCGAACCCCCGACGTACCTCGCGCTTTCAGCATTGCCTCACGCTCTCGGTGCCTTTCCTCTCGGCCAACCCTCCTAATATGTCTTATCCTGATTACTCTTTGTTATAGAAAACCAGCGAACTTCACAGCGGGCTGGATAGTGTTTCACATTTGAACTTCAATATGAATAAAAAAAATAATTGGCAACCGCCGTTGCAATAAGAAACAATCATTATAACTAAATACCTCTTTATATCGTCTTTTTCACCTCACTTGCAGTCTCTTTATCCTGCCGTCCTCCATCATCTCCTGTATCTCATGCAGCGGATAGAGCCAGCCCTGAATGTGCTCCGCGCCATTCTCATCGGTCCACTCCACACGAGTACGGTTGAACATCTGACCATGATCCTTCAGGAAGCGCGGTGTCAGTGTGCCGACGTGCTCGCACAGCACCTCAGCCGTCACCCACTTCTCTGCGTAGGTCGTCATCGCCTGCCTTACCGTCGCCACTATCTCCGCTCTCAGCTTGCTGTCCATAGTCACGAGACTCTTGTGATGGTTACACCGCAGCGACCTGTCTCGGGGTCAGGGTCACCGATAACGGCACTAAACTCGCGCTGGTCCTTGGTGCCCAGCGTCGCCTTCTTCATTGAGTTGGCATAGCTCTGAGCACTTCTGGCCTTTCCCCATGATGGGAGCGTGAACACTCGCTGGTCTCCAACGTTCAGCTTGAAAAGCATTTCCTTTGTTACCTTCTCTGCTACCATATTTGGTTTAATTAATCTTAAAACTTTGCTTGCTTTCGGACAACGAGCACAATTTTATTGTATATTTGCAACCCATACACTCGCCAAAGTGTTTGCAAATGCCGTGTGCATTTATGCGAAAAGACGCTCTAACGCCTGACGGCTATTTTTGTGCTCGTGCCCTACTCGCTTGCTTGCTTGTCGGGTGCAAATATACAAACTTAAAATGAAAATGCGTACTAAAACGTGGTGATTTGTGGTTAAATTTAAGATTAATTAAGATTAAACGTGGTTATTTGTGCTAAAATGAAGCCAAAGAATGAACTTTTCATGGATGCCATCGAGTGGCTGATTGATAATGGACTCGCGGAGAATCAGGGCGACATCGCCGTGAAAGCTGGTCTTGGCCCCAATCTTATCTCAAGAATCAAGAATGGTCACGTCAAGTCTGTCAGCGACGATGCCATCCGTGCATTGTGTGACAGATTCAGGGAATTGAATATCGACTACCTTCGTGGTAAGAGCGACTGCATCTCTCGCCAGCAGGCGGCAGACATGGTGCTCGCTGAATCGCGTAGGCTCCTTGATGCCAATCCTCCTCATGAACCAGCAAAGCACTCAGCAATCGACGATTGCTTCATGTACGAGAAGGCAATCAACAAAATCATATCGCCGATGTATCAGGAGAAGATTGCTTTGCTTGAGAACCAGTTAGCCGAAAAAGACAAACATATCGCAACACTCAATCAGCTGATAGACTCCCTTAAGCGTGAAAACGCCATGCTTCGTGATCAGTTGAGCAAATACCAGGCTGATGAAGTCTTAGGCAGGCATCCTTTCCCATTGGGGAGTGCTGAGCCAGAATCCAAAGAACTGTCGCACTTATGATATTGATATACCACATATTAACCTTCGTGTGGCTGCGTGTTTTACACATGTTTTACACGCCGTCGTCTAATACCATCGTGTTAACCCCTCTATATATCGTCCTTTTCACTAACTTCCGCATAGCCCCAAACGGATCACTTTTTTTGTGGTTTGGGTTATGCGAAAAATCGCTGCATCCACCGTAAATAAAGGGTTTAGCGTTAAATCTGGAGAGATTAGGAGAAAAACAAAACAAGCCATTTTGAGACAATTTTGGACGCAATGTTTTACAAGGCGTTTTACAGGGTCAAAAAGTGGTGTAAAACAGTAAAACAAGATATGATAACAACTAAGATTATATTCGACCGGCGCGGCTGGTGTAAACAGAAGAAGAAAGGCATTGTCGAGGTTCGCGTGACAATCGACCGCAAATCTATATATATAAGTACAGGTGTTCATATTAATAAAAATGAATGGGCAGCTGGCATGGTCGTGAATCGCCCTGATGCCAAGATGCTTAATGAACGCCTCTCGATTATCTATGAGAGAACATGCCAGGCTGTTAATGAATCTATTAAGTCAGGTGCGAACATAGACACTGAAGCCATCAAAAGGATGGTTTGGCAGGTGATTGAGGCACAGTCCAGTGAGCCGACTTTTATCAGATGGATAGAGGAGCAGATCCCGATGCTTGGAGTGAAGGTTGGAACGGCCAAGCATTATTTCCCGATGGTGACGCGACTCACTGAATTTGGAGCTATGAACAGGTGGCAGGATGTGACCGTCGAGAATATCGCCAACTTCGATGCGTGGTTGCATTGTATCACAAAGCCTTTGAGCGATGCCAGGCGCAAGGCTGGAGCCAAGCCTGAAAAGCTGAGCGATGCCGCTATTTATAACTACCACAAGTGTCTGAAGGCTCTGCTCAATCGTGCGCTGTCGTTTGGAAAGATTGACGCAAACCCTTATGACCGCCTGAAGGGGAAGTTCAAGCGAGGTGAAAAAGAAAATGTGGAATATCTCACTGAGGAAGAAATGAAACGTTTCGAGGCTATCATACTGCCGAAAGGTTCAGAACTTGATGTCGTGCATGATCTCTTCATCTTCCAGATGTTCACGGGTCTGCCTTACTCTGATATGCAGGCCTTCGACGCAAGCGATTACAAGTGGGATGGCAAAGCATGGAAGCATGTCGGCGAACGCATCAAGACGGGTGTGCCGTATGTTTCACAACTTCTCCCTCCGGCGGTGAAGATTCTCGAGAAATACGGATGGGAAATTCCGCATCTCTCCAATGCCGACTATAACCGACACCTAAAGGCTCTCGGACAGATGGCTGGTATCAAGACACGGCTTCACTCGCACCTCGCCCGGCACACCTTCGCTACCTACATGCTGCGCAATGGGGTGAAGATCGAGAATGTCTCGAAGATGCTCGGTCATACGAACATCACCCAGACGCAAAGGTATGCAAAGGTGCTGGCGGAGAGCGTACATGAGGACTTCGACAAAATCAGTAGAAAATTATCAAAATCTAACAATCTAAAAACAATAGAATTATGACTCGACTGAAAAGGACAAAGGGCGGTGATGTGAGCCGTCCTCCCTTAAATATAAACTATCAAAAACAAACGACTATGAAAAAAGTGTTTAACCTGTCGCACCGCGACAAACTCGTTGTGAATC